AACACCACCATCAGTCCACGATTCAAGTTCATAATAAACACCATTTGAATAGTTACTTTCGTATATTGAAAAGTATTTTTCTAATATATTTTTTTCTTTTTTTGTTAATGTCATAGGTCACCTTATAATTCACGAACTGCCAAAATTAAAGCATAATTATTATTTTGATCTTTAGCATATAGTATTTGTTCATTTTCTTTTTCTTTATAAAACTTTGGTTTGTTCAATATATCATTAGTAATTTTGATAAATCTTTTGTTAAATGAATAGCATTTGTCATATTCATTGAAATAAGTTGTTCTATATTTTTTTTGACAATTTTCTTTATTCATATCAATAGATGTATTTAAATCAATTTCAATCATGTTAGAAAAATCTTTTTTACTTATATCATAATTTTTCATAAATGATTCAAGTGATTTATCACTTGTTAAGTTTTTATTTAAGTCATTTTCTTCATTTAATTGTATAATCATAAATGTATTAGTCATAAAATTATAACCATTTACATTAAAATACATATTATTATATTTATTTTGCTGATTAGTTTTAAATAGTCGCGAGATTGCATTTTCTCTTTTTTTTGTTAATTTATTTATATTTTTCATTTTTTCCCTCTCTTTATTAATCACATAGTTCTTCAAAGAAGAAACAATAATTTTTGTTTATTTCATTTTCTTTATCTTGATATGGATGATTAAATCTAACATATTTATTTTCTTCAATTTTTATAAAATTAACTCCATAATCATCACATATATATTTTGCATAATCTAATAATTCATTTTCTTTTATATCTTTATATAAAAGTTTCTCATAACATAGACCATTTATTTTATTTTGATTCATTTCAATTATTTCACAAAACCATATATTATACATAAAATCCTCACTTTCTTAATTTGAAAAATCATCTTCCACAAAATATGTGCTTTGATATTCTTCAAAAATCTCTTCATCACTAACTAAATTGTTAATATCTGCAAGTTCTCCCCAAGAAACACGATCATTATTTTCACAATAATAATGTTGTTTTAATTGAGTTAATTGTTTTTCATTTAATTCTTTTACACTCATTTTATTCACCTTAATAAACTAATTGTTCTCCAAATTCTTCAACAAAATGTCTTAAATGTTCGTTATTTTGGATAAAAAAGTTCTTTTCATTTACTTTAACACTTGCTTTATTATTTAAACTTATACATTCACTTAATATTGATAATAAGTTTTTATAATCCAAGTTTTCGTATTCACCATAAAGATTTAAATTGTTTCGATAAAGTTTAACATCATAAGAAAATCTTTTTTGATAATAAACTTTAATATTATTTACATTAACATTGTTTTCACTTGCTAGAAGTTCTCTTGTTGCTTTTCCCTCACCAGGAAAAGAGTTTTCCCAGTCATATCTGGTCAACTCTTTACAATTAAGGGTAAATATTACATCATACATAAAATCACCATTCAAACCTTTCAGGGTGTGCGTTATATACATTTTTAATTTTTTCAATTATTTCAGTTGTTGATAATTTCGTGAAAAAGTCTTGAATAATTGGCACTATTTCCATATAATCTCCTGTATACCAACATTCATGGTTAATTAATTCCTCATCAATTAAATCATCAATATTAATTTTTTTTGAAAACTCTCTTTTTAATTTTGGTAAAAAATCATTGTAAAAGTTTCTATATTTTGGAAGATTACTTTCGTGAATATAGCCACCATAGCCAATGCTACGATACTGACTATCTGGTGCATCCTTGTGCGTTTTGTTTTCTTCAAATTGATAATTTCCAAACGCCCAAAAGATTCCGATCTTGTCAAATTCTTCCTTATATTTGTTGTCAAATTCTTTTTTTAATTTTTTATAATTATATTTTTTCATAAGTAAAAGGGGGGGAGAATAACTGATTATTCTCCGTCAACCTTTCTAGAAGATAAGAATGTTAATTTATCTGCAATTACATTATAATTTCCATTTTTATCTTCTTTATTATTTTCAATTCTTCCTTTTATTCCAACAATATCACCAGTCATTAAATATTCAATTGCTTTTCTTGCAATACTTTCATATAATAGAATGTTTATAAAATCGGTTTCATATATTCCTTCTTCGTTTTTATAACTTCTATTGACTGCTATTGTCAATGTTGTATATTCCTTTCCTTGATTGTCATTTTTTAATTCAGTTTTTTTTGCTACTCTTCCAACTAGCATTAATGTGTTCATCATTTTTTCTTCCTTTCATATCTCAAGCATTTAAAAATACTTGACTTTTTTTTTATTTTTCGTATAATGGAAGAAGAAAAAGGCATTTATTTCGCTTTTTTCAAAAATCACATATCACAATATTATTGTGATTGTGTAAAATCCTTATGTCGTTTAAGTGTAGCTGTTCAATTCAACACTTAACGACTTTTTTTTATTTTCCACTTAGTCAACTCCTTTCATTTTTTGGATTTTCCAATTAATAAAATTCGTTTTTCTTCTTCCTGTGTATAGTATGTCTTAATTTTCCATACTACAATATAATTATAGCATACTTGACACATTTTGTCAATGATTATTTTTAATGATTTCCTTGATATATAAGGGAAAAATGACAATTTAAACACTTGATTACTTGACACTTTTTTAGTTGTTTTTTTATTGGTGATCGTGTTTAATTATTGGTGAGATATGGGGGGAGAGAGATAACAAGTTTTTTTGTGTGTTTGATAGATTATAAATAACAATATCTTTTATAAAAAGTGTTGTTATTTTTTTTGTGTCAATTTATCATTATTCAATTATATGTATTAAATGTCGTTTTTTCCTTGATTTATAAGGGGTTTATACTAGGTTAAAAAGGAACGTTTTGCCACCCATTCCCTATTTTGAGAGGTGCAGGGGGCATAGTTTTACCCCCATAACCATACCAAAAATGACAAAAGACCGATTAAAACGTGAAAAAAATTTAAAAAATGTGAATAATGCTAGTGAAATGAAAGTGAACAGAGTGATAAAGTGTGAAGTGTGAAAGCGAAAAGGTGAGAAAGAAAGTAAGCAATAGGAACGACAGTAATGTGTATTTCACCTGTAGAGGGATATAAATTAAAAAATATATAAATTATATATATATTAAAAGGGAAAAGTATGAATTTATAAAAGTATCACGAATGACACGAAAAGTATAAAAAAAGTGTCATTTACTTAAAAAATGTAAAGTGGTGTAAAGTGAGGTAGTGATATGAGTAAGAAAATAGATAGAATGTTTGAAACATGTGATTGTGATTGTGATAATTGTGGAAATACAGTAATTGTTGGTTCAATGAATATGAGAAAGGTAAAAAGGGCATTAAAGAAAAAAGGATGGATTATAAAAAGATCAAGAAAAGAAGAATGTGATTTTTGTTGTAAAGAGTGTTATGTGAAATATAAAAATGGACAATATTAAAAATGTCTAAGAACAAATCATTATATGTAGTAGATGAGAATGGGGAAATATTAGACACTCTGGAATCAATGAGTTCATATACAAAATTGGATTATGGAGATAAAGTGATTAGAAAAGGTGCTATTAAGTATTTAAAAGATTCCTTTGATATAAAATATCATTTTATAAAAGTAAATCCAATTATATATGATGAAATTGCAAATAAATATCCAATAGTGAACACTTTATTAAAATATGTGGGATATATGGATGGGATTTTATCATATAAAAATGGACGATATGTTAAATTGAAAGATATTCACAAATTATGTGATGTTAGTGAATCAACAGTTAAAAGACAAATTAAAGGATTAATGGATATTGATGTAATACATAAAAAAAGAGATTTTAGGTTAAAACAAAATTATTATGTATTTAATCCATATGTGGCATATATTGGTAAAAGAATTGACTTGGAATTATACGATGAATTTAAGTTAAGTGAATATAGTAGTCGTTGTGAAGAATGGATGAAATAAGAGGTGTAGTTATGTATGATAATGAAATAAAGGACAGCTTATATGATTTATATAATTCTTATAATCATCATAAAAAATTATTCCAATTTTATCAAAGTCATAAAAGTATAAAAAGTGAAAACGACATAAGGGAAAGAATTAATTATATTGCAAAAAATAAAGTAAAGCAAAAAAGCGAAATAGAAACATTGTTATGGGTATTAGGTGAAAAAATAAATGACATTGACAATAAAACAAAAGATATTGCTTGAATGTATTGAGTGGTTTATTAAAGAAAATGGTTATAGTCCAACATATAGAGAACTTGCAGATTTATTAAAATGTAATGTAAGACCTATCTTTGAAAAATGTATTATCCTTGAAAAAAAAGGTTATATTACAACTACCAATGGAAAGTCAAGAACAATAAGAGTTTTAAGGAGTATAGAAAGTGATACACAAAAATATAGTTAGTAATAAAATCCAATGTAAGCATTGTGGTGATATTATTGAAAGTAAAACAGTTCATGATTATAAAACTTGTAAATGTGGAAAAGTATCAGTTGATGGTGGATTGTATTATTTAAAAAGAAGGTTTCCATCACTTCCAGTTGAAAATCATTTAGTTGATTTAAGTGAAGTAGAAGAAATAGAAGTGATTGAAACAAAGAAAAAACGTGGTAGAAAATGATGAATGTTGCAGATTATATAAAGTGTGTTTTAAAAAAGAAAAAATGGACTAATGTGCAACTTTGTGAAAATTTAAATAAATTAGAGAAAGAATTGGGTGATAGCAGAACAACACCACAAAATATTACTAATTATTTAAATGGTTATCACGACATAAGACCTAAATGGTTAGTAAAAGTTGAGAAAGCGTTGTATTTAGAACAAGGTACTTTATTAAGTATGGTTGCTATGCCTTTATCTAAAGAAGCAAAAAAGGAATTGCAACAAATTATGAAAAGAGTTAATGAAATCAAATTATAAAAGTTAAATAAAAAGGAAGGTGTAATGAATGAAAAATATTTTGGTTTTTGATCAGAGTGGAAGATTTACTTCTTATTGTGATTCTATTGCAGTAGGAAGAAGAAATCCTAAAGGTGTAATTGGTGATGAAGTTAGTAAGTTGTTAGAGAAAAATAATTTATCTATTGATGAATTAATTAAAAAATTAGGAAATAGTTATCATGATACAGTTTTAAGAGTTGTAGATAATCAAGAAATTCCGAAGAAAGCATTTATTCAAAAATTAGTGAAGTTATTTGATGTTGCTGATGATTATTTTGAAGATAGAGAATTAGAAAATGTAATAATTGTTGATGGTGGAGTAGTTGTTGGAAAATATAAAAATAATGAACGTGCATTAGAGGTAAAGAAATTAATTGATGAAGTTATCCACGAAAATTGTGTAAAAAAATTACCGATAATTATAACAATGCCAAATGAATAAGAAAGGAATGAAAAAAATGGTAGTAAAAGCAGTTTATAAAGATAAAGATTATGATTATTTTAGAGATGTAGAAACTAATGAAAAAAGAATATATGGTGATATATTTGAATGTAATGATGAATTAGCAGAGGAAAGAATTAAAAAGGGATTAGTAAAAAAAGCAACTGATAAAGAAACTGAAAAGTTTTTAAACAGTAAGAAACAAGAAAATTAATTATGTGTAGCACTCTTAAAAAGAAAGAGTGATTAAATGAGTAATTTAAAAATTGGCGATAAAATAAAAATACAAAAAGAAGAAAAAAATAAGGAATTAGAAGATACTTTTAATGATATTTTATTAGCATTGAAAACAAATAAATTAAATCAAAGTGAAAAATTAAAATGGTGTGGTACAGCATTAGAAATATTAGAATTATGGTTTAAGGAAGATGAATTAAAATCTGTCAAAGTTGCTAAAAGAAAACTTATTCCAATTTTAGAAGAATTAGTCGTAAAAGGGAGTTTAGATAAAATGGCTCTCTTTTTTGATTTCTATAAAAGAGCTTATTGTTTTTGTGCAAGAAGAGATTTTGAATGTTTTGTAGATTATATTGAATGGAATCAACCTAAAAAGGTACTTGCAAATCGTAGAGAAGTTTTAAAACCATATGTTGATGTTTTAAATAGAATTGCATTTGATGATAGATTACAATTTGTTGTTGTATCTTATCCACCATCAATGGGGAAATCTTATTTATCAACATTATTTACAGCATGGGGATATGGTTTAAGTATTGATAATTCAGTTATTAGAATGTCGTATTCAGATGAGTTAGTATTGGGATTTAGTAGAACAATAAAAGGAATATTATCAAGTCCTGAGTTTGCAGAAATATTTACATTATTTAAATTATATAATGGAAAACCATTTGAAGTTGAACGAGAAAGTGATTGGAAAATTAAAAATGCTAATGTTCCAAAGTCAAATCATATAGCAAGAACAAGAAGTGGTGCAACAACAGGAGAAAGAGCAAATTTTGCAATTATATTTGATGATATGACAAAAGGGGCTGAGGAAGCAAATAGTGAGAGTACTCATAAAGGAATATATGATAAATGGTTGACTGAATGGTGGAATAGAAGAGATGGTGTAAGATGTAAATTTATATTTGTTGGAACACAATGGACACCAGAAGATATTTTAAATAGAGTAATTGAGGACAGAAACAAAGTTTCAAAATTAGTTTTAACTGATAATCCTTATGTAATGGAAAGTTTAGATAAATCAACTGTTGTAATAAGAGTTCCAATGTTAGATTGTGAAGGTAAAACAACGTGTAGTGAAGTTTATCCACAAGAAATTGCCGAACAAATTAAAGATACTACTGATCCATTTCTATTTAGTTGTGTTTATCAACAAGATCCTATTGCCCCAACTGGTAGAGAGTTTGCATGGGAATGTATAAGAACATATGATGAAATCCCAGATAATTTGACTAATAATTCTATGGCAACATTAGATACTGCAAGAAAGGGAAAAGATAATGTTTCAATGCCAATATTTAGAAATGATAATAACGGAAATCATTATTTAGTTGATGCCATATATAAACAAAAACCAATGGATGATTTGTATGATGAAATAATTGAAAAAATAATTGAAAATGTAATTACAACATTAGTAATTGAAAACAATATTGATACATCATTAAAAAGGGTTTTAGAAGATAGATTATTTGCACGTGGTATTTATTGGTGTTCAATTGTTGAAAAATATAACACAGTAAAAAAAGAAGAAAGAATAAAAAATAATCGCGGTATAGTTCAAAAGCAAATGGTATTTCCAAATAAATCACTTGTAAAACCAAACACAGATATAGGAAGAATGATGGATAATTTAACCAAATATTCATTTGATAAACCAAACTTGCATGATGATGGAATAGATTCAATTTGTATGTATGCAGGTGAAATAATTTTGGGTAAAGGTAATTTTTTTAAACCTAAAGCAATAAAAAGACCATTTTAACTCAATTGTTGTTGAGATATTATACAGGGTTTATTGAATATATCTTATAAATAAGATATAACCACAATGAACAGCCAAGTTTTTCCCTTCATTGGTTGTTTAGTGCTACACGGGAGCATAACCGTAAATTTAATTTATAGGTGTGTTCCCTTATTTATTATTTGGGAACTTCTAAATAATGAAATGTGGTGAAATAATGGAAGATACAAACAAAGTTGAAAATGAGAATACAAGTAATGTTGAAAGACCGAAAGAAAGTTTTTCACAGACATTAATTGGACCACTAGAAATGCGTTTATTTGGAAGAAAAATAATTTATGCAGATTATGATTCTTCACAAATGAATGAAAAAATAATTGAAAAAATTTTAAATGATGTTTTTAGTGTTCATCTTCAAAATTCAAATGAAATAGATTATTTAGAAAAATATTATAAAGGTTATCAACCAATTTTAAATAAAACAAAAGAAGTAAGACCAACGAT